TCTTCAAGATAGTATCTTCGTTATCTTCAGCAGCCGTAACTACGTCAGTCTCAAAGTTCATTTCGTCTATTTCTGCCATGCTTAGTATCCAAACTGTGCGTCACTAGCTTGAAAGCCTGTACGCTGTGTTGCTGGGTTGAAGTCCCAAAGGGAGCTACGGGGTCTTGTCATTATACCATATCTTAAAGCGTCATACAAGTGGTCTTCTGCATTAGTATCTACATCTTCAAGGTTTCTTTTATCTAATGGTATAGATGGTATTTGTGATATAGTATGTACACAGTTGTCCATAAAAACAAGTCTGGGTTTTTCAGTGAACTCATCTATTTGTAAACGCCTGTGTATTTCGTTTTTACCTGCGACACGGGAGCCTCTTGACCTGTCAGATGGACGCCAACGGCAACCCTTCATAATCATTTGTTCAGCGAGACTTGGTCCCGTATCGCCACGGTTGTGCCACAAAGAAGAGTCAAGCACACCGTATCTTATTGTACCGTCTTCATGCTCAGCTTGTAAGACCATATCAGCTAGATCTGAAGCCGTAACCTTAGAACAATAGAGTTCTCTGTAGACGATAAGCTGTTCATCTGGGGCAACTGCGAACCAAAGAACTCCTGTATAAGACCCGTAGCCGTAGTCACAAGCTCTAAACTTAACCCAAGATCGTGGAATATCGTAGCGCTCCACAACGTGTATACTTCTGTTAAACTCAGGAAATGCTGCCCCTTCACTAATATCCCAGTTACCTTCTAGTAACTGCTTTCTTTGGTGTTCAGGTAACGACAGAAGCATAGCTTCGTAGTCACCACTATCCGCTAGATAAGGATTATCAAAGAGACTAGCGGGGATAAATCTGCGCTTGAAAAGAGGCTGACCCTCTTTACTGTGACCTTTTGGAAAAGTAATAACATCTCCCGTTTCAGTATTTGTAGCCCAAAAAGCTTGTCCTGCAGGTGCTGGATCAATAAAGGTTTTCTTAACCCACGCATGTCCACTTCCTCCGGGGTTTGTTGTGGCTCTCATATAAAGCCCTAAGTCACTAGCGTGTGCAGATCTTAAACGGCTTCGCATATAATCCCACGAATAACTGGAAGGCCACTGAGTGAGTTCGTCAAATCCTATCCAATTAAATGCTTGACCTTGATAACGGGTGACATCAGTGTCTTTATCCAAGTAGGACATCCATAGTCTGCCGCCTCTAGGTGATACCCATTGAGACTTTCGTTCAGACCATTTGATACCGGGTACAGCCTTGGGATAAAGCTCTTGCGACTTTTGAATAAGTTCACGTAATTCCTCCGTTGTGTGTCGTACAAGTAGTCCACTAAAGTTAGGATCATTTAAACCGTGTAGTGGATCAGCAAGCATTGCATATGACTTACCACCACCTGCTGCTCCACCGTAAAGCACTTCTCTTTCTGATGCACTCAAGAACTGTGTCTGGGGGCCAGCGTTGGGCTTGAATACAACGTTCTGTGCTTCCTCTATATCATACGGTTCAGCTACTACCTGCGCTGGGACTACCTCAGGTTCAACTTTCTGTGTAGGCTCCGATACTATTTTTTTGGAGCCTGTCGATTTCCGCAAGCGTTTCTTGGAGCCTTTTGGCAAGCTTGCTTTTAATTGTAGCTGATCTTTTACGCTTACGCTCAATTTCTATTCTCTTCTTTAGACCCATGTGAGATATGTAGCGTCCCGTTTCTTTGGATAACCACATAGCAACTTCACGATAACTATACTGCAGTAGATGCCGTTTTGCAAGCTCTAATGCTTCTAATTGCAAAGGTATAGGCAATAAAAGTCTTTCATTCTCTGGATCTACTTCATAACCAAAAGGCACCACTCTACCCTGTACCCTAGCTACTACATGCCACTCTCGTTCTTTACCTTTAGCTGGTTTAGGTAATTCCCAAAAACCTAAGTCTCTGTCGTAGTTATACATAAGTTATTCGTTAGAGCCTTCCTTTGGAGGTAAATAAAATATACCACCGCCAGAAGTTACATCTAATTTTTCTACTTTACCTAAGCCAGCACGATCAAGTAAGTCCTTAGCGGCAAGCATCTTCTCTTTTATACCTAACTCAGTAGGATCATACAAAGCTTGTGTCATAGCCATAGCTGCTTTAGGTGCAGTACGGGCAAACCATGTACGTGTCTTATCTGCAATCTCTTCTTTCAAAGACTCCACTATCATAGTAGTAGAGGATGCCTCGTTGTACCCTGCTAACTTTTTAGCTTGTACTACGTCACCACCTGCCTCATCAAATAAGACATCTAAAAACTTTTGTTGTTTTTCTGTTAGTGTTCTTGCCATTACTTAGTCCCTAACCATACAAACCCAATCAGTGCACCTACACATAATACAAAGACTATAAACCCAGCGCCCCACTCCAAGATCTTCTGTTTTATTTCCATCTGTCTGTGTTCGTGCTCACGCTTTTGCTTTCTTAGGTCTGCTTCTATTGCCAGTATCTCTTGCCACTTTGATGGGCCATACATAACAGAGATGTAATCTTTAAGCTCCTGCCTCATGGAAGCAGCCTTCTGTTTAGCTGCAAAGATCTCCATAGCTTGAGCTTGTACACCGCCACCTAAAGCTTTGTACCATGCGGGTTTCTGGTTCTGCTTCTCAGCAAAATCCAGATCCGCTATGGCACCAGCCCATTTAGAGAGTTGACCACCCATATCCTGTAAATCTTTTCCTACGGCAATACCTTTCTTTAGATAGGTAAACGCTGTAGTCGCTGCAGATATTGCAGTGATAGGGTCTATCATATATACTCTCTCCGTTACTCTCCACTGTATATAACACTACGGATTTGTGATCTATTAATGCCTATATCGTAGAGATCTTGATCTGACAGATTTTGTAACTGCCAATATGCGACTCGTCTCTCTTGAGCCTTTTGGATTTTATGTAGAATACGTTTAAACATTGCACTATCTCCTTTTGTTTCTGTGCGGAGATAGTTATAACATATTTAGTTATACCATACTATTGCTAATAATGCAACTCCGTTATGTTCTACTTGGGTTATAAAATTCTTTACCTGATAAAGTAATTGATAAAGTACCACCACCATTATAACAAACGATCTTATCACCGGCATGCATATAGAATACATTACCACCTTGAATAACGTCATACACATCATTACCTGCTATAGACTTTGCATTTACAAGTTTATGATATGTAGAATCATCTGCGTGATACCATTCTATATATATGTTATCTGTAGATGCAGCACCGTTGGTAACGTGAAGAAAATCTATTTCTGCATCATGTTTTGCAGGACAGGTGTACAATACATTAGCACTGGCACCACCTGCTGTAGCTGTGATGTCTAATGCCTCTGATACTGTATTATAAGTACGTGATACCATTACGAGCCTTTATAAGATGCACCACATTTGGCGTATCCACCTTTGTTCATCTTCATAGTTTTCTTAGGCTTTGTCATACCACCTTTGTACATGTAACCCATTTTGTTACGCACTTCTTTTGGCAGCTTTTTTAGACCCGTTTGATTTCCGCTTGGCGTTTTTAGCATTTCTCTTAGTCTCCATTGCGTAGTATACATCTTCACCCTTTACAGAGCCGTACTTCTTTTTTAGCTCAGTCATGAGCTTTCTGTTGATTGGCATGTATGTTTATCCCCATACAATAAAATCTACTGTTTCACCTATACGGTGTGGTTTTACTTTGTTGAAGTTATGTGGGTGATACGTATAAGCATCTGTGTACTTATACTTCTCTACCCTTTTATCTAGTGCTTTTGCACTTTGTTCTACACGATCTGATGCAGACTGTACTGGTTCTACTTTATCAAAAGGCATCTTAGGTAGTGGCAGGTAGTCCAATAACCCTAAGCTTACATTCATCCTAGCCACCAACGCATAACAACTGCAACAGCTAAAACTCCTAGTATCCACCTGTGGTATTTCTTAATAAAGTCTTTAATCTTTTCACGGTCACGCCATGCACCAACTAATGACCAAGCCGCCCCTATAGCATTCCACATAGTTATATATCCTTTGTTATTTCTTCAGGTATATCAATTACAGTATAACCTTCTTTATCTTTATACGTCTTAGGCTTACGTTGCTTCTCTTTAATATACTTCTTATCTACCTTTACATCACCTAGCTTTCTAGGGATAACGTGTTGATAGCCAGTCATAGTAGTAGGCTTCTTGTATCCTGCCATTTTACTTCTTACCTTTCTTTACCATACCACCCCTAGCGGCTCTAAACTTAGCGGTCTTCTTTGCGATGCCTTTAGGTTGAG